CCAATATCCTGGGTTTTCCTACCGAGACGAGGCAGGAGATAAATGATACGGTTGACTTCGCCATTAGTTCAGGTGTGGACTTTGCGCTATTTTACAACTTGACTATATTCAAGGGTTCGGTGGTTGAGAAGTTAGAGCCAGTAAAGTTTAATGCTGATGAGATTCGCCAGATTCAGGCAGAGGCATACAGGCGGTTTATACGAAGCAGGCTTAATGTTGATTTAGGGAGGTTAGTAAAGAAGTTATATTCCTTTGAGATGGTTTTATATTTCCTGCGGTTAGTAATGATGTTTATATCTATCGGGATAAGGCTTATTAAATTCAGGCAGATGAAAACAAGTTTGATGTATAAATGGAAGATATAACCAAATACACGGAACTTATAACTAAAGTAATCCAGCGCCTTGAGAGGATATGGGAGAGGGGCGAGGGCGATTTGAATGTTGAGGTCAGGAATGATAACAACAAGAAACGGGCAAAGATAACGGGAGGAGAAACGGAAAGAATAGGATAATTAACTAAGCCTTTTTTAGCTTTAGCTGGAAGGCACAGGTATCAAGTTGAGTTGGATAGTATCCGCTCACGCCTGTGCTTTTTTATTTATGAGAAAAAAAATAGCGCAGTTCAAAGAGGTCAGAGTAAGTATCCCGCAGAAGTTTATTATCAGGGTATTTTATCAGTCAAGAGGATTGACTACAAAAGAAAAGGCAATTTTGCGCGGGAAATTAGGGGAAATTGAGCAGGCGAAGAACCGATTGCAACATATTGCCAGCCTTATATTTAGAGCATTATTATAAATGGGGTGATTTGAAATACTTGACAAAATGTTGGATACTGTAGCATATGAATATTCGACAGCAGAAATATAAGAAGCATCTTCTTGAAGGCAAAAGTAAATACGAATCTGCTTTACTTGCCGGATACGCGAAAACTACCGCTTTAGCCCATACCGCACAATTAGATAAGAGAATCGGAATTGATAAAGTTATGGAAAGAAATGGTCTTACCGATTCCTTCCTGATAGAGAAACATAAAAAACTTCTTGAGGCAGTTAAAGTTATTGGATATTTACATCAATATAAAAAATCGGAGAAAGGTGGAATTGAAAAGATTTCGCCAGAAGAAGCTGTATCTAATGAGTTTATTGAAGTTCCCGATTTTCATTCAATAGCTAAAGGTCTTGAGCTTGCATATAAACTTAAAGGTTACTTAAAAGATAGACTTGAACACTCCGGCAAGATTGAAGGCGGGGAATCCAAATTCATTATCATTAACAACGGGAAATCGAATGAACAACAAAGTCTTATTGCAAAAATTAGAAATCACTCCACAGCCATTCCAGAATAAGTTTTTATTCTCTGCATCCAGGTATCCGGCTCTGATAGGTGGATGGGGTTGCGGTAAAAGTATGTTCGGGATTATGCGCGGTCTTATTTGTTCGCAAGAGATAAAAGAGAACCTTGGGCTTATTGTCAGGCGTGAGTTCACGGATTTACGGGACTCCACCGTCAAGGACTTTGAGAGATATACCGGCAGGAAACTTGATACTAACAAAGAAGTCCACCTGCCTAACGGCTCGGTGATAATGTTCAGGCACGGCGAGGAACTTGATACATTAAAGAATATCAATCTCGGCTGGTTTATGATAGAGCAGGCAGAGGAATTCTTAACTGATGAGCAATTCCAGTTTTTAAGGGGAAGATTACGGCGTGGCGATGTTCCTTTCCATACTGGCTTTGTCATCGGCAATACTGCAGGCCATAACTGGATATGGAAACTCTGGAAGCAAGGGCTTGGCCTTCAATCCGAATATGAACTGATTGAGGCGACCACTTTTGACAACACAAGCAACCTGCCTAAAGACTTCATCGAGGACTTAAAAAGATTAGAGATTGAATCGCCCCACCATTATGCAAGATATGTAATGAACTCCTGGGAGGATTTCGAGGAGTTCGATACGCTTATCCCTTATCAATTCGTAGCCCAATGTATCAATCAGTTATTCACTCCCGACGGCGGTTATGTTATCTCCTGCGACCCTGCTCATTTTGGGGATGATGAGACAGTGATTTCTGCATTGCAGTTATGCCCAGGGAATAGATATAAGCAGATTTATCTGGAGAGTTATCAAGGCAAGGACTTAATGCACACCGCAGGTAAGCTCGTGGACTTACGCAAACAACTTGGAGTTGAACAGGTCAGTCATATCCTTATCGATGATATTGGATTGGGCGTGGGATTATCCGACAGGTTAATCGAGCAGGGCGTTGATGTGGTTCGTTTCAAGTCAAGCGAGAAAGCCATTATGGACGGCTTCTTCAACAAGCGTTCAGAGTGCTACTGGAAACTTCGGGGGATGCTTGAGAATAAACTCATTGACTTAATGCCGAGCGAGAAACAACTTCAGCAACTTACTACCTTAAAATTCAAATTCAAATCAAACGGGAAGAAATATATCGAGAGCAAGGATGATGCCAAAAAGCGGGGGATAAAGTCTCCGGACTATGCCGACTGCCTGATGATGGCCTGTTCAATAGCGCATTTCATACCGGAGGAGGAGAAGCCTTTAACCAGAGCAGAGTTATTCTGGCAGACCGTTAAGAGAGATGTGGAACTCGAGGGCATCAGGAGAAAGGCGGGGGAGGATGAAAATGTTTTCAGGTCTATTTAAATGCAAGAGTTGCGAGGCAAAGGACAAGAATATTCAGTTATTAGAATCTCATAATGCTTACTTAAAACGCCTTGTAGATAAACTTCTCATCAAGCAAGGAGTAATGCTCAAGAAAGAAAAGGAAGAGCCGGAAGTATTGAGCGAGGCGGAGAAGATATTAGCCAATGGCGGTTCTGTTTTTGGGGAGGAAATATAATGGGTTGGCAGGAGAAACATAATCCTAATAGTGAATGGTATAAGAAACGCCATCCGCAACCCAAGGCGAAATCAGTTCCGGTTATCGAGAAACCAAAGAAATTATCTTTATGGCAGAAAATAAAAAAGTTCTTTTGTATCCCAGAATAGGAGTAATCTATGCCGACAAATTATAGAGTTGAGACAAAAGCCCCGACAATAATAATCCCTACGGAGAAAGAAACCATCCAGCTTGTCTTAGACCGCAAGAAAAAGATACAAGAGGGGCGCTCTTCTTACGAGAAACAATGGCTTATCAATGTCGCCTTTCTTTATGGCAAGCATTACTTTGCGGTGGATAAACGCCCTATATCCGGTATTGAGGAGAGGATTTACTGGGAGATAAAGAACCTTGAGCGCAAGAAGAAAACCCGCAGGGTGGCTAATTATATCCTGCCTTTATACCGGTCTTTATTAGCCCGTATGCTGATGATGAAGGCACAGGTGAACGCCGAGCCGACCACCAACAGCGAAAGGGATATTGCTACCGCCAGGGTATCACAGGAAGTCTTGGAGGATTTCTGGCAGGAGGCAAATAAGAATAATCCCTTATTATGCCAGCAATCCGGCGGAATGATACTCGTGTTAAGGAAATTATTCTCATTTTTATTGAGCATCGGGCGAGGGTATCTAAAGCCGTATTTCAATCCCTCCACCACAGCCAAGGCGTATCTTAACGACCAGATAGTCGAGGGTGAGATAGGAGAGGTAGAAACGAAGATTTTATCCGTTTTGGATGTCTTTGTTGACCCGATGAGGAAATATCTCATTGAGCAGAATGTTATGCCGATTGACGATATAAAACGGCAATATAATATTGAGGTCGAAAAAGAGGACATCGGCTTATCAGAGTTAGAACAGCAACTGCATAACTTAATCGAGTCCCAATCCAATGAGAAATACGAGGACTCGGCAAGAGTTTATGAAATGTGGGAAATCCCTACCACCAAGCATCCGCAGGGAAGGTATATCATCGCCACTAACAATAAACTGATTTTAGACGAAGGGATACCGCCTGAATATAAAAACAGGATTCCTTACTTTGCCTTTGACTATTTAGATTTAATGCTGTCCTCTTTCCCGCAAGGTATGGTTGAGCAGTTGATTTCCTTGCAGGAGGAATATAACTTTACCGTAACCAGATTAGCCGAGTATAAGAAATGGTTTGCGGGGAAATTAAAAGTCCCCAAGAATTGTAAACTTGAGACTAAATATGATGATGAAATTGGGCAAATAATTAAATATGACCCAATAGGTGGAGAACCTAAATTTGAAACACCTCCGCCTCCACCCGCTTTCTTAAGTGAAGATTTATTAAGAATCCGCAGGGATATGGAGGACATCGCCGCAGTCCACGACTCCACCAAGTTCCAGCAGGCACAGATAAGAAGCGGGACCGCG